AGAACCCCAAATGCTGCCGTCTGTTGACGCATGGTTACCATCGGGCACCATTGCCGACAACGGAGCACTTGCGAGCGTGATGGGAGAGCCTTCGGCCACATATAAGGCCAAGGCTTTCCCAGACCCCGATTACTGGTTTAAGCCAGTTAAGGGTCGCAGCGGGCTTAAGCTCGCTAGTACGCTGGATTTTCGGATCAAAGATCTGAAACCAACGTCGAGGTACGCCAATCATAGGATTAGGCAACTCGATAGAATTCCCCGGGACGCTCAAGCGGCCTGGGCAGGGTTCTATATATCCCGCGGCCTTCTTTCGAAGGACGTGGCATATAGGGTCTCTCGCCTTCCCACGAAGGAGATTGAGAAACTAGAGAGGGTATGGCGGTCAATTGAAGACTGCCTCTTACTCTCTTCGCCAGAGTCCTTCCTCTATGAGGAAGAGACTCCAGTTATCAAGACACTGTTCCGATGGACAGTGTCAATGATCGCGACCGCTGACTATGAGCTTATGCTCAAGCAGTGGAAGAGCGTCTGCACCTTCATCACCTTTAAAGGGTTGAAGGCGGAGGGTCAAGAAGACCCTCCTCTGCCAGACAGATTCCCCGGAACCCGGACTCTTAAGAGCGGGAAGGTGGAATGGGTAGGACTGGGCCTAAAATGGCTCGACCTCGTTATAGAACGAGGTGTCCTATCTAAAGGGGAAGTGACCCGTATGGCTCACTTCACCTCTACAAGAGGGTGTCCCCCTCCTACGAGGGAGATGATCTCACGTGCTTTACAGAAGCACATGGAGACCCTCACTCTCGCAGCGCCCGAGCTTACGCCCGAGCGTTACGAGATTATTTGGGGCCTATCCAGAAGGATTGGCCGCAAAATAGGGAAAGTTGCCACTCATTGGGAGATGGCAAATCCCGAACATGTCTCCTTGAGCAATAGCTCAAGTTTCATGTACCCGAGGTCCGACGGAGGTCGGGCTAGGGCTGTACAGGACGTTTTCGGCCTTTGGGCTGAAAGCTCCTATAGCAACGTGGGAACAAGGACTCATGTCCTTGGAACCACGTATGAGGCTACCGGCGCCAAATGGCGCTGTGTTCGCCTCTATGAACTTAAGCCAGAGGAAATGTCCTCTGATCTTAAGTTTGGAGATGCCCTTCCGGCAGGCCCATTTTTGGGAACTGCCAGAGTGGGTTACAATCGTAACCTGGGCTATCAACTCCTCCAATGTGCAGCTGAAGCTGCACAGCAGAGGGGAATACTGGATGCCGACTACAATGTAGTCGGATATCCGTATGTCCGAGCCGCCGTCTCTTCAGAGCCGGGAGGCAAGGCTAGGATAGTGACAGCCAATGAATGGTTTGTCAACATCCTATTGCAGCCCCTGGGGCACCTATTAATAGGGCTCCTGGAGCGACTTCCCCAAGCACGGGCGGGCCTTGGAATGGCCGAACCCGCTTGGGAATGGGCTGAGGATCTGAAGGCAAAAGCCTACAGGTCCGAGCCGATAGAGGAGATCTATCATACGATGGGTCTACTCTCCAGTGATCTGAGCGAAGCTACAGATCACTGTCATCGAGAACTCTGCGAGCATATGCTCAAAGGGTTCTTCGAGGGATGTGGCGCTCCATATGAGAGCGGCTACCTCCATACAGCGATCTCTCTGCTTTGTTGCAGGAAGATCCTGTTCACTCGCGCTGAAAGGCCTAAGCCTTCCGACGCGGGTCTGCCGACCGAACGGGTAGCTGTGGTGGATGAAGTTCCACAATGAAGTGGACCCCACCCAGCACCCTCCGGGCCTCTCATAGGAGAGGAGCGGAGGTGACAACCCCCTCTTTCGAGGAGTCGGCATCCTATCAGGATTCTAACGACTTACGCCGCAAGCCCCCATATGGGGGATACCCGACAGGGTTTCGC